TATAGCTCTCGGAAAAATCATCGAGCGCGGCCTGCGTATTGCTCCATTGGCATTGGATTGTAACAAGCGGTGGCATCTGGAAGGCATGGTCTGAGATATTAGCGCCGCGCTCGATTGGATGCTCGGTAATGGTAAGCTGATCGGTATGGTCTTCTTCAATCACAATTCCTGGTATGATAGGGCCGATTGAACGAGTTGGACCCGAGAATAGGCCGATGAGAGGCGTAGCTATGGCTACCGCTGCTGTGAGTGCTAAGCTCATTGGCTATGAGCCCTATTATTAAGAGGGGATTGCAGATTGCGCGCATTGCGCTTGGCCACCATGCCTTGATGATCTGCAAGCTGCTTAGCGGTCGATGAAGAAGGCGCAACGATCTTGGTATCATTGTGCTGGATGATGGTTATGCAGGGCTTGCTGCTGGGAGCGGTAACGGGATACATACCAAGATTGCCTGCCATTTTAGCGCGTTGGGTGCCAATGGAAATAGAATCAGCAAGAGAGGAGCCAGCGCGCTCACCATAAGCTGTATCGATCTGGGTAGCCTGAAGATCGGTTATGCCGGGCTGCTTTAACATCTGGCCCGCCGTCCTAGATCCCGCATCCATGTCAACGCCGCCTATGGGCTTGCCTTGCAATTCAAAATTTAGAAAAGCAAGCTGCTCGCCAAGCGAGGAGCCTCGCATCGGTTTACCGAAAAGCTTTTGAAATGTTTTTTGCCGATCTGGCATCCATTGCGCGATCCCATAAGCATCGCCATTGCTGGAGTTTGGATCGAATGTGGAATCCTCGGCTTGCAAATTGGCAACAATGCCATCTGCCGCCGCTTTGGACCATCCATATTGATTGACAAATAGATCCCTGATCTGCCGCGCCATGGGGTTTGCGCCGCCTTTGGTATCGCCACCAGAGAAATCAAAGCTCCCTTGCTCGTCTTTTGCGCCAAGAGGCGCTTCGCTTCCGGATCCCCACATATCAAAGGGGTTACCGAAGAAACCATATAAGGCTCCCCCCGCCCCAAGCGCTATTGTGCCGAGCAATGATCCAGCCCCGGCAAGCAAACCGCCGCCCACCACTGCCGCGCCACCGCCTGCTGCCGCCTCTCCCGCTCCAGCCGCTGCTGCGCCTGCCGCCACCCCAGCACCACCTAAACCAAGCATCCCCCGGCCTACTGCTGCGATCAGACCAAGGATTGTGCCTAAGCGGCTGATAATTGCAATCGACCAGGATCCCACAAAATAGGTTAGGAAGCTTGCGAAAACAATTTGCCACCCGCCAACAGATTGAACGATGCCATCAACGGTTTTATGAAACCATGTAAAGAATTTCTCAGCCTTGTCGATATCGCTTTGCCATTTCGACCAATCGATTAGGCTCTTGCCGCCATGCTTCCATGTTTCATAATCTTGGTAAAGCAGGAGCAATCCCGCAACCAATAATAAAACAGCGCCGATAGGCGATAAGGCAAAAGCTAAATTCATGGCCTTCCATGCCAGCAAAACGCCGCCCAATAGCTCAAGCCATTGCTTGGTTTGCGGGTCGAGGGTATGGAAGATGTCAGAAAGCTTATGTAAAATATCAAAAGCTTCTGTGAGCGCGCCAACGGTCAGCAAGCCGAGAACGATAAAGCCTTTGGCCACGGCATCTATGACAGCCGTTATATCACCAAAATGATCAACGATCAGCTTGCGGAATTGCTCGATATCTGCGGCGAGAGGGCCAGCTAGAGAAGCCTCAACCTTAATCGCCAGGATATCAAAAGCCTCGCCTAGAGTGCGAAGCTGCACCATAAAATTATGAGCTTGCTGACTATTGCCGGAGGGATCGAGCCCTGCAGCCTGCCACATCTGCTTGTAGGCTGCGGTTAGCTGCCCCAAGCCGTTGATCATCGCAAAGAGGGTATTCTGATCGATTCCCATCATCGATGCGTATTTGCTGGCTAGCCAGATCGGCATCTGGCTGAAGCGCTGGCCCAGATCGGTCATGATGGCCGTTTCATCGCGTGGCTTGCCGTTATTCGAGGTGCTGACCCCAAGATGCTCCAAAACGCTTGCCGCGCCGGGGCTTGAACGCAAAAAATTACCAAGCCCTTCAAGAGAAGCCTTGGCTGCTGCCGCCGAGCTACCCATCTGCGTAGCAGCGTAGCTTATTGCTTGTATATTCTCAACGGTGCTATTGGTGCGCGCCGAGACGTAATAAAGCTGCTCCATGCCGGAAGCAATCTTTGCCACGCCAGCCACAACAGCAGCGGCAGCGCCCTCGAACTCTGATCCAAGCTTGATGGCTTTTGCCGTTAGCGATAAGATCGCATTATCCATCTGAGAGTAGGAGTTGGGATCAACATTAAAGCCGATCCCAACCAGAAACTCTTTTAGGACTCCTACGTTATCGGACATCACTCAAGGGCCTCTCTGTAACGAGCTTCATTTTCATCTTGCACATCGAGCGCATCATTCATACGAGCGATATCCTCTAGGTCGAGCGTGCCATCAATCAAGCTTTCGTATTTACATAATTGGCGGAGCACCGGACGCATTGGATAATCTTCCCCATCACCTAAATCCACCCATTCTATGTCGGGGATTTTTGAGCTAATAGTTCGCCTAAAGGTGAGGGGCCTGCGGGCAAAAAACCGCTGAGGTTATCCTGTATCACATTGCCGATGATGAGCAGCATGACGCCGAGATCGATATCCTCATATTGAGGCAGGAGCGCATGCTTATTCCAAGCCGGTACATAGCGCTCGCTATCCTTGCGCATTACAGATCCCATGCAGAGATTAACGATATAGTTGAAACTCTCATCGCTAAGCTCGGAAAGCGCGTTGGCAATCGGTGAGAAAGCATCTTTGGCAATTTCGGTTGAAACCTTGCCATCGGGGCCGGAGCTTAGCTTAGCCAAGCCTGCCAAGCTGCTAACAATCGGCAAGAGCCTCCGCATCAGATGCGCCTGTTGCAGAGCGTTTAATTTGTTGGAAAGATATTCATGTTCTTTTATGGTGAAGATAGCCATGGCTTAAAAAATCTCCTTAGTAGGTGCCGAGCACGCCATCTAGCGCGATAACATCAAAGGGCCAGGTTTGCATTCCCGCGTCCTTTGCGTATTTGAGATCAGGTAGCTTTTTGAAAGCTACCTGACGGGCTGTCGAGATATCGCCGGAAGCCGTTTGCACAAGGGTCATCGTATTTTTGCCATGCAAGGCGCTCGATGAAGTTTGTAGATCATACATCACGCGCAGAAGCTGATTGACCGGGCTGGTTTTAAGAACCTCGACTTCAATTGTGGCTCCCTTGCCTGCATGCAAAGAATGCTGACCGGTACCATCTGCCGCGATGGTCATGGTATTTTTATCCTCGATCATTTTGATCGTGATACCGCCTTCGGTTATACCGGCCCCCGAACCAAGGCTGATAGCACCGCCTGGGCCGATGATAGAAAGATTAACATCCAAAAATGAATATGTGGGAATGGCACGTACTCCTTAAATCAAAGGGCGGTTATTACTGATTGATCGTTATGGCGACATTGGCCGAGTGGATCGCGCCCGCAAGCTTAACAGCTGTTTGCATAAGCGGCGCGGCGCGTGTTTGCCGGACAGCCTCGCTCTGCGAGCTAATCGAGGGCGTATAGATGTAATAGCCAGAGGTGAGATATTGGCCCTCCTGCAGGGATCCAAAGCCCGGCGCGTTCCATTGGCCCGGCGCGATCAAGCCATTGTTGACCCCTTGGCTCAAGGTGCCCGCAAGGGTTGTCGTAAGCTTATTCATGCCCGCATCGGTTTGCGGTATTTTGGTCCCCGCCTGCACAAAAGCGTTAAAGAGATCGGTCTGCGCTTGGTTCTGCAACCAATCGGCCCCTTGCCTGATATCGAAGAAAAGCCCGCTGGAGCAGAAGGCCTGCTGCAAGATGGCAATTCCATTTTGATATTCAACAAAGACATTGCAGCATTTTGCGTTAAGCGCGGCGGCTTGGCTCTCGGTGATAACCTCGAATTGGGTGCCGGGCTCGGTTTGGAATTTGCCGGTGATGGCAACGTTATTGCCGCTCGAATAAGCGATTGTTGCAAAGCGCCCAAAGAAGCTGAAGATCGCGTAGGGATTATAGCTGCTGAATTGGCAGACCGTGCGGGTATAGCCGCTCTCGTTGAGCAGATAAGCCAGATCGGTTGTGGAGGCGGGATCCAGAGCTTCCGGATCTTGAATTGTGATGCCATAAACGCGCGTCGGGAATAGCGCCTCGATGTAAGCTGAATTGGCCTCATGCTGAGTATTGGTAACGCTTGTATCAGCAAAGCCTCCCATATACCAATCGCTCGATTTCGCAGCAAGCGCCTGCAAGGCAGCAAGAGGCGTCTCACCTACAGCCCCATTGGTGATGGATGCGCCGGTGGCTGCTGTCAAGCCGAGGAGCGCGCTAATATCAACGCCCAATCCTGTGGCGCTCGCATAGGTAACGGTAACCCCAGCCCCGGAGGTGGAGGTTGTGAATTGGAAGCTGTTTAGGCTCGCATTCCAGATGAAAGTGTGGCTCAATGCTTCCGCCGTGATCGCTGCCTGCACAACAGCAGCCACGGCATTAAGATTGGAAGCGGTGCTGAAATTAAGGCCGACCAACTGCATGGCGGTGCCGCTAACGGTAATCTGGAAGGTGCCGGTGGTGATGCCGGTAAAGTTGGATAAAAGCTGCTGGGAAGGAGAGAGAACGCCGCCCTGCAAAACCGCATGAGAGGGGTTCTTGGACCAAGCCCCGATATAAAGCTGAGAGGGCTGCGGGCTTTGCGAGAAAAAGGAAACCGCAGCCAGATACTCAGGGGTAGAGCCTCCAAAATCAAGCGCCACCGCTGGGATGCTGGTATAGGAGCGAAAGCGCTGGGATGTGCTGATTATGCCAGAGCCTCCAATTATCATGCATGCGCCAAAATTGCGCGGCACCGCTCCCGAAGGCGTTAGAGAGATTGTAACATTTACGACATCATCAATCGATAAGCCGAGACCGGATCCGGACATCAGAAACTCCTATTCTTCAATAGAGATAATTGGATTGTTAGCAAGCTGCGTTTGATCGAGAGGCTGCACCGCGTAGGTGTTGCTGGTCTTGCGGCGCAGGTTGATTGTCATATCAATGCGGTTAATAAATTGAACATTGACCAGATCGGGGATCCTGAGCGGTGGGGCGGTATCTACAAAATTAAGAAGCGCCGCCTTGATCATATCTCGGTTCTGCGCAATGTATAGCCCCGCTCTTAAGATCGCCATGGTGCGCCCAGCGTTAGGCCCATAGCTGCTGGTGAGCACCTTGATATCCTCATGCATGCTTAAAGTATCACCAGGAGGCGATCCTAGCTGCTCGATCTGAGGATATTGAGTGATGGGATAAGTTGTGATATTAAACGCTATCCAATCAACATACGCAGGCGGCTGAACCGGCGGCTCATCTTGGAAAAACGGCCTTATGTATTGAGGCGGTAAGCTTGTAATGCCCATAATGATATCATGGATAATGTCTTCAAGCTCTTGATCGTAAGGAGCTTGGCCCCCCGCTACCGTTGGAGTAAGATAGCCCGCCTTGGTTGAGGTGCCGCTCATAAATGCCCATCAGTGCCTTTGGTTACGAGATCCTTGAGCGTGCCAACATATCGGCAAAAGCCGTTACCAAAATGGCTCCAATTGCCGGGGATTGCCGTAACCGTGTAGCGGCTGCCTTTCCATATTACAATATCTGCCTTGAGAGTATCGGTAAGAGTTTGGAGCGGCGTTGTGCTCCAAATCTCAATTGTGCCCTCTGTATTGGCAAGTTGGGGCATCATGCGCAAAACTTGGCCAGAGAGCGGCTGGATTGAGCCGTAGCCTGTAAGCTGCGTTACATGCCCCTCTGATCTGCCTTTTAGCGATACATCTTCAATCCGGCGCAGATAAGAGAATTCATCACAAAAATCAGGATCGAGCATAAGCTCGCTTACATCTATATTAGCCATTGCAACACCTTTGTATAATTGCTATAAAATAAGCATCACCAACCACGAGAGGCTAAACCCATGCCATTTACAAAAGATGAGATCCTCGCCAGAGAGATCGCCCGCCTGCAAAAGATTGAGCAAGAAGGCATCAGTCCAGTCTACGATGATTTCAATGATTTTCTTTATGATTATTATCCCAATTTCAGCTGGAATGATGCCTGCCTTGAGCAGCATCAATGGTGCCTAGATAGCCCAGAATGGCAAGCGCTTGCCGCCTCAATTAAAGCAAAATATGGCTACGATTTTGTAGAGGCATCAAAAGAAGGCATTAAAGAATGGGCTGCTTATTGAATTTCAAAGTCTAAGCTTTTGCCGATAAAAGCCTCTGAAAAGAGGCTTTTATTTTGTCTTAGAGATCCCTGCCTTTGCTGCGCAATACATAGGTAATCGCGTTAAACATCGAGCTTGTATCTCTCAGGATCTTGATATAGCTCGATGCGCCTGCCGCGATCTGCGCCATTGTAACGCGTCCCGCTGCTAGATCAAAAGCCATATCAACGCGCGCCTTCTGGCCGAGCTTGGCCAAGCGAGCAAGCACGGTGCTCGGCGCAAGCGGGGAGAATTGCTGATCATCGATTACCTGCCGCACGCTTGTTACGCAGCGCAAGCCGAGCCTGCCCATGATCGCCTTAACCTCTGCTTGATTGCCCTCTAGCGCCGCCTTGCCTGCCGCTGCCATGCTGCTCTGGATTGCATTATTCATGCGTGCAATCCCCGGGTGCAGAAATGGCCTCGGAGGCAGGTTTCGGCTCGCATCGCCATTCTCTTGCATATAGGCGATTACAGCGTTCCCTGCAGGGCCATCATCGCGGAGGTCCTTATCCTGCGGGATGCCGACCATAAGCTTTGTATTCCGGAGAAAATCAATAGCAGCATCCATCTCAGGGCGATTATCAATTACCTTCTGAATGCCACTCTTATAGCTCATGCGTCGGTTCCAGGAAATGGCGTGCCGTTTGGTAGCTGAGCGCCGGTCACCTGGACGCCTCCCATGCCTGCCATCATCACCAATCGATAATAGCGCTTACCAAAGGTAGTAAGGTTCCAATGGCCTCCCCCCGGCTCAACGGAAGCCGCGGTATCATAATTAATGCTGGCACCTCCAACGGATTTGGAAGCGATCTGCCCGCCTTGCTGGCCAGGGATGCCGCCTTTGGCTGCCGCTGCATTGTCAATGGCATCGAGCGTTAGATAATGCGCTGTAAATAGCTCGATGGCCATATTGAGATATTGACCAAAGCGGCGGGGATCAAGCACCGCATTAGCCAGAGTGAGATATAAATTACAATCGCTCTCTGGATATTTTGCCGGATCAGCAAAAGCTGTAAAATCAGCTTTGAACTGAGCCGCGGTAACATTCCCCTGCACGCTGATCTGGGTGCCGCTCATAGCTGCTTACTCCGTAACGGCGGTGGGTAAAGCCTTTCGCCCTCCAACTGCTTTGGTAGCAGGATCCGATTGCTCGGCCCGATCAGCTTCCGGCTCAGATGCCTTGCCAGCATCGGCAGGATCAGGCTTGATCGGCTCTTGAGCGGTAACCGTGCGCCGAGCCGGGGCAGCCTTTTCAGCTTCCCGCGCATCAAGCGCCGCTTGAGATTCCTCGTACGCCTTGCGCGCCTCTTCAAAAAGCTCATAACGCTTTTGCGTGAGCGCTTTGAGATGCGCCGCGTGCTGGGGCGTGCCGACGGCGAGCGCATCGGTTGTCGCTTTGGTTGTATGCGCAAGCACAAACCAATGTTTGGCGATATCTGGCTCCCGATCATGCTCACCGGGCAGAAATTCCTCCCGCCTACCATCATCATGCTGAAGAGTGAATTTCTTCGTTACGGTAAATCTCATGGTATTGTCTCCGAATAAAAAGATTGCGCTTTTATGATTAGCAGGGGTTAGGCTTTAGATGCCGTCAGCGTAACCAACGGTTTCCGGATACACAAATTCCATCACGCCGAGACGGCCAAAATAGGTGCACATCTGGTAGATCGAGCGATACTCAAGCGGGGTACGCTGGAGCGGCACGAGCGGGAAGCGAACGAAATCGGTATTCTGGGTATAGGCAACCATCCGATCTGTGCCGCCGACGCCGCGCCCAACCAACCATTTTGTCGGCTGGATATCGAGCGCCTTGCCGTTGGTCTGCAAAGCGATGCTGTTCTCCTCAAGGAATTTCAGCAAGCTCATATTACCAGCGGTCGAGACAATCGTACGTACCAAGAACGAGTATTTCGGCGGGGGCAGGAGCAGCTTCTCGGGCACCACGGAATAACCGGTAGCTGTCCAGGCCGAGGTCAGCAGGGTATCAACGTCGTTAAGGATCTCCTGCGGAGTCTTATTGATCCAGAGCGGCGATCCAAGCGCACCATTGACAACGTTCCCTGAGGTGCCGACGCCTGTATAATTGCAGAGCCCCGGCTGATTGAAGGTCGTATCACCGATATAGACCTGCTCATCGATATCCATCTGGTGCTTGAGGCGCAGACCCTCGAATTTCTGCGCATCGACAGGGCGCCCAAGCTTTTGCGAAGAAAGAAGCTCGGGAATGGTGTACTTGATTTCCATACCCCAAAGGTAGAGGGGGTGGATCGTCTTACCGATATCGAGCGCAACGCCTGAAATAGCATTCGCATCGGTTGAAATCCAAGCCTTGCCGCCCGGCGTGATGCCACCTGGCGAGCCGAAGCTGGAGTTGGTAAAGCTGCTCTGCTCATCGGCAATCGAGACATCCTCGCGGAGGCCGATATCGCGCTGCCATTTTACGCTAACAAGCGGGTCATGCAGCTTCTGGTCAAGGCGTTCAAGCTCCCCGATCAGGAAGGCACCAACGCCGTCGATGGTCAGACGATCATAGGTCAAGCCCAGGTCTCGGGTAGCACGGCGTCCGCGCGCAATGGCGGCAGAGTTGCTTGGGCGGTATTCAGATCCATCCGCCATCAATAGTTTTCTCATTTCGATAATCTCCGATAGGTTAAAGGTTTAGATGGCGGATTTTAGATGTTGTAAGCGACCTCTGTGATCCCGTTTGAATCAGCAGGACCCATGAAGGTGGCAGGAATGGCGATCAAGCCAGCGCCTGCCGCTGCCTCAAAGCCACCGGCAACAAGCAAGCCGGAAGTGGTGGTGCGCCAATAGACAACGGCCCCCTTGATCGCGGCTGTGGTATTCTGCAGCAGGACCGACATATAACCGCGGCGCAGGATCGAGCAAGCGCCTTGCACCGGTGGGGTCGATACGCCGAGCGCCGGGGCCTGGATTGGATCCTGAACCGGGTAGGGGCGGGCAAGCAAGCCGTAAAGCGATGCAAGCGTATCACCCGCTGCCGGGATGCGGATCTCGCCGGAGGTAGCATCGAGCACAACGCCCAAGCCAAAAGCAGGGGGAGCGCCGGTTACGCCGTAAGGGGTAATGATCTGAGCTTCAACCGTTGCAATCTCGGCGCGGTTGATATCACCCACAATTCCCGCAGGCATGCGAAGCAAATAGGACACCATTGTTTTATCTCCAAAAGATTAATGAATTAAAAGAGGATCGAGATTTAATGCGCTGACTTGTTGTTCTTCCAGAACTCCCTGCCGCGTGCATTGATCTCGGCAATGGTCGGGGCTTTCGAGGTGGCGTAAATCATATGGCCGGAGTTGGCAGGACCATTACCGGTATCACGAGCGCCGCCGCGCTGCTTAACAAGCTCCGATGCGCCGATGAAAAGAGTTTCAACCTTATCGCAAGGCATCCCGTCAAGCTTGAGGCTATCGCCGGTTAGCGGGCGGATGATCTCCGAGATTGTATCATCGGCAATGGCTTTGGTCAAAGCCCGGCGACGGAGAGCGCAGAGCGCGTCGCTTGTGAGCTTTGGATCGGCCCTGCGATCATAGGTCGGGAATTTGATGCCGGGGCTAAGGATCTCGGCGCGGGCGCGGGTTTCATGAAAGCTTGTTTCAAGATTAGCGCTATCTTTTGCGCCGCCCTTCTTGCCTTCATCGGTATCATCGGGATTTTCTTTACCCTCGATGGCATCGCGCATGCGCTTATCGGCGGTTTCTTTTTCCGTTTTCTCTCTTTCGGCTTTCTCAGCCTCATCGCGAGCGCGCCGATCAGCCATCCGCGCGTCCATTGTGCGCTTATAGCTGTCTTTCATTTTGCCGTCTTTCATGCGACGGTCCATCATCTTATCGCCGGTCACCCCTTCCGCATCGTCGAGGCGGGCCGCGATCTCACCCAAGACCTCAGCCAGATCGGTGACATCCATGCCCTCATCTTGAGTAGCGGCTGCTCTCTTCCTTCTGGTCTCCTCATCTTCATCCTCATCCGGCTCCGCATCGCGGGTTAGGATGCGAGCAAGGGCGCTTTCAAAGAGCCCCGCATCCTTTGCCTCGAAAGCAGCGCGGATGGTCGACAGATCCGACATCGTACCAAGCAACTGCTGCCGCACGGTCGGGCTAATGGTTTTACGCTTCATTTCACTATCTCCTATTGAGCACCGTGGGCCACAGCGACCCTTTGTAACAAGTGCGACATGGTTGCCGATAATTCTTACCTGCCTCCCCCGGCCTGGAGCGGTTTGTTCATAGTCACAATCATAGCCAGATGAGACTTCTTTGATCTTCTTAGCCAAGACATCCTTGATGATATCAGGATCTGTAATCAGCAGATCGGCAAGCATGAGATCATCAAGCTGGCCCTCACCTCTACGCGGGTGCATCACCGTGCCGACCGCGTAGATGCGCCAATTCTCAGGAGTTACTTCAATTCCATCTGGCGGGTGATCAAAGGTAACCGCCTTGCCAGCAAAAGAGAGAATACAATTTGGATGAAATAGCTCCCCCTCGTCTCGCTCGACCTGGACAACTCCTCCCGAGCCAGGGCGGCTTTCAATCGGTACTTCCTGGCCATCGCCTTTATAGAAGAGCGTGCCGAGCCTGCCAATCGGCACATCCTCGCAGAGGAGAAAGCCTTCAGGCGTCATGCTCTGCTTTGGACCAAGCTGCTCGGTTGTATAAAACCGCATCTCTCGGTCGGTTGTGAATTGGCGCATACGCATATCAAGAACCTCTTCTGCGCCTGGATGCAAAGGGCCCGGCGCTGTATCTGCCCGCCTCCAAATGAACTCTGTATGCTCATCATTAAGGATCGGCGTGAATTCAGGCGACATAACCGAGAAAGTGGTAAAATCTACCTTATCGGTTATGCGCCGGTAAAGCGGCTTAAGCGCGCCTGTAGGACAATGCCCTATTTCCTCAACGCATTCGCGAGTGGCTGCCTCGATAGGGGTTTCTCCCTCCTCGATCTTGCCGCCTGGAAATGCCCATTCCTGGCTATCGGCCCGCTTGAGAAAAAGAATTTTTCCCTGCTCGGTTAGGATTAGAACGCCTGCTGCCTCGATCATGCGTTGATAGCTTGCACAAAGAGAGGTAAGCTGTTTGCGATCTCGGTTGCGCCAAGGGATGTGTTATACCATTGCTTATGATATTGGGCCATCCCCATTGCATCGGTGGCGCTCGGTAAAGGAGCCGGGGCTCGATAAAGCTTGACCCGAGCCATGGCGCAAGCTAAATAAAGATTGCCAGCCATCTCTTGCGTGGGGTTGAGCGATTTAACGCCAAGCATGAGGCTAAGGATGATCGCCTTGAGCGTAGCGTTTTGTGGGAAATCAAGAAAATTAGAGAAGCAATCATTATATGTGGCAGGCTCCATCTCCCATAAGCCTATCGCTGGCCCGCCTCCTAGCTGCGCAAGATATTGATCGGAGCTTTCAACCAATGCAATACCGGCAAGCAGATTGATCGCCGCTAAGGAATTCAGGATCGGAGGCAAGAGGGCAAGCGTTGGCACAATGATTAGCTGCTTAAGCTGCGAGATTGGTATCCCCGACATTGCGGCCTCTTAATGAAGGTGGCTTAAGAAATTAGAGCCGCTGAAGAGTGAAGCAGCAACACCAAGTATTGCGATGATGAGGAGCATGCGGTTTTGCCGCTTGGCTGCTTCCTCGATCTTGCCTTGTTTGATGCCATCAGAAATGGCAATTTTGGTTGAAATATCATCAAGCTTGTCTTGCAGGCTAGTTTGAAATTCTTTGGCAGCCGCATCCTGCTTTTGAAGATGCTCGTTTGTCAATCGAAGCTCCTTGAGATTATCCTCATGGCGGCGCTGGTTGGTGCCTTCGTATTGAGTTAAGCGGCTTTCGTATCCAGTAAGTCTTCCCTCGAAATTAACAAAACGGCTCTCTAGGGAATCAACCCGCTTGAACACTCCATTTTTATCAAATTCTTCTACCATTATTAGCTCCCATCAGAAGAGACGATTCCATGCTGCTCAACGATGAGATCATCAAGTTCCCGCCAAGTTAATTGGGAAGGGCTAATGCCTGTAATAGGATTAAGCCATTTACGCATGAGAAAGGCTGTGCCTTCGCTCATATATTTGGATATCCAAGCGCGGGAAGCTATTACATAGCCGCCCCAGGTGGCGATTTTGAACCAAGCGCCAAAATCATAATAACCAACTACAAGGGTATCATGGCCTCCCAAGCCGCCATAAGCTCCGCTAACGTCATCCCAGGTATGGGTCTGATCGTACGCATCTTCTGCGTCGGGCGGAAGCTCTACCCCTAATTCGGTGGGGCCGAAGAGGAAGAGCGAGCGCATAAGCGCATCGATATCCGCCGCCTCGATCTGAGCAAAGCCTTCCAGCTTCTCTAGCGCATTAGGAGATGTTATGGCAAGGCCATTTTGCATCCAGTAGCGATTTTTATCTAGCAAGACGATACCATTATCATATTCGCCAGTGATCGGGTTATAGCCGGTCGCTTTTGAATAATCTAGAATGGCGCATTGAGCGGTTGGCATCTCTGGAGCCCCCGCTTGCTGAGTTATGAATTGCACGGCATGCAAAGAGGTTGCAAACGCGCAATCGCCTACCGTATCATTGCCGAGCATAGGCACCTGGGAGATCCCAACCGACCAATCAATGCTTGCCGGAAGCTGGATCGGCGCAAGCAATTTGAAGGTTTTAGCCAAAGGCAAAGAATTATCAAAGACCGCGGGGGCCTTACCTAATTTTTTCATATGGGATCTCCCTTAAGCAAGCCTAGTCTCTGTTAGCCGCCTGCAAGTACGGTTCGCGCTTGTTCGACGCTCATGGCCCCCGGCGTTGCTGAAACGGCCACAAGCATCCCCACAGCCGTTTCTATGTAGGGAAGCAAGACCTTTGCCGCCGCGATGATCTCAGGGATCGGCGGAGGCAGAACAACGCCTAACACCGGCAGCAGGACCAAAAGCTCATTGAAGTAGCCGCCGATCTGCGCAATGATGGGCTGAGCGGCGGTTGTTGTGATCGTTGAGCTTATGCCAGCAGCAGCGGTATCGATCTGATTGATCAAGGTCGTTATGCTGACAACTTCAGCTGGTTGAATGCCGGTGAGCGTTGAAACAATCGGCAAGAGCTTGCTGACTCCGGAAGCAAATAGCTGCACATCACTCAAGGTCTGCTGGGCGATCTGGGAAGCACTCATCCCAGCGCACCCAGCCAAAGCGCCAAAGCTAAAGGCTGTTGCCCCCAGCAAACCTAAGCGTCGTCGTTTTAAGCTAAGCATGGGCCTTACTCCTTCTTTGCCAAAAGAGGCGCTGCCGCAACCTCAACCTTGGCAGCATCGGTAGCGATTGCGCTTAGATCGGCAGGCGTAATCACAAAATCAGGGAAAATCAGATGCACTAGCCCATAGGCGACAAATAATGCGCCATAGATCGGGGATACAGATTTGTCCATGATGCTGCCGATCTCTGCGCCTGCTGCTGTCAAAAAAGCAACGACAGAGGTGCGGTTGGAAGCAACATAGAACCAAGCCTTTACCTTTTGAATAAAGGTCTGGGGAGCCACCACAGCTGCTACCTTTGCAGCGGTCGGGGAGGCAGGTGGGATAACGGAAGCACTCATCTTTACTCTCTCCTTTTGGTGTTAGAGTAAGCGCATCATCCGCTTACTTTGTGAGATGGACTTCAATGGCGCGCTTAACGCGTGCTACTTGATGCTTGAAGTTAGCTGGCAGAAGCGCCATCTTGGCGAGCGCTGATTTGAGATCATTTTCGATCTCGGCATGCCACTCCGCAACGGTCGGCTCGCCTGGATCGCCAACCTTGGCCGGTACCTTCTTTACGGAAGGCTCAGGCAAGGGGGCGAGATCATCTTGATTGGTATCCATTTTAATTTACTCCTTATATGGCGTTAAAAACAATTTTTAGGAAGCGCGCTGACGACACCAGCTTTTGCTGATCTGAACGGTAGCGGTTCCTGCCGCGGTAAAGGATCCAGTCATCTGCACATAGGCGTTACCAATAGCCGTGCCGACTGGCGTTACCACTTTGGGGGTCTTGGTTTGATAAGAATAAGCAACGGATGGGCCTTGATTGCTAACGCCGCCATTGAAATAATCGAGCCCAGCAGCGATCAAAACATTCCCCGCCGCATATGCATAAAGCTCTGTATCAAAGCCAACGAAATTAGGCGACGCCCCAGCCAGCACATTGAAGGAAGCACCCGCCTGTATGATATTGCCGGGCTGGATATTGCCGAGCGGGGATTGATTGATTAGCTGCACAATACCAGCGCCAGTTGCGGTAATGGCAAGCTGAAGCTCGTGACCAACTCCATTAGGCTCGGCAACGTATGTAAGCGCAACGGTCCAGCCGGTCGGCACCAATAGGGTCCAATCCGCCGGGGCAAGACCGGTAACCGTGCCGCCTGAGATCGTGCCGCCGGTTTCATAGGTGAAAAGATTATTACCCAGGATCTGCTGATTGGGATCTTCAGAGAGCGCACAAGGCACAACGTTAAGAGGAGGCACATCCGGTAGCGCATTGATAAAAAGCTGCGCCATGTAATAGCTGCCAAGACCGTTGGGATGGAGCACATCTTGCATGCGACCAGCGAGAAAGGCAATTGTATTGCTGAGCGCGGCTGAGGGATCCCAGAGCACGGGCGTTACATCGATGTAGATGATCTGGCCGGTCTCGGCAAGCTCACGGCATAGCTCATTATAGCGAGAACAGCCGGTAACAATAGCCGCGCTTACTCCCCCTATGCCAATTTCGGAAAGCAGGATCGGCGTCTTGCCTGCCGCAATCAGTTGCTGGCATGCTGGGAGAATGCCGATATTGGTAACGGGCACCCCTGTTACCGTTGGCGTATAGGTGCCGCCGTTCCATGCCTGATCGGCGGTGGCGCCCGCATCGAGATCGTTAATGATGCTCCAGATCACGCAGTATTTGCTGGTTGAGGCTAAGGCCGTGGCCAAGCCTGCCGCCAGATATTGGTCGGAGCGATCTCCAGCAATACCAAGCATATTATTACATACATAGCGCTGGCCATTGAGCGCGTTAGCCATGTTGAAAAAATGCGAATTATTCTGACTACCAAGCGGCACGTTTTGGAAATTCTGCCTGCTATCGCCGAGCAGATCAAAGCCGCGTTTTTGCGAGCCTGCCGAGATTGTATTGCCCAGCGCAGATGCAACGGCAGCGGGCATCCCGATGCTTTCAAGATAGCGGCCGTTAGGTTTTGTTAATGCCATCATAATAAATAACCTTTCTGTATTTGGATTAATTCAAGAGCATGTGGCAAAGACCCTGGGCCTGATCGGCATAACCAATCGAGTTAGGGTGATCGGAATCTGAAGTCACGTAATAGCCAAGGGCTGAGGATATCGGCTCGCTAACCCATCGAGCATTGAGATCATAAAGGGGAATGTTATCTGCTGCCGCCAGCGCCTTGGCCATCGCCAGATAGGAAGGCGTTAAGCTTGGCGAGCGCAGATCGGGTGTCCAGGTCATTAGCATTACATCTCCCGATAGCTGAGCGGCGGTGATCGCGGTTTGAAGCTCCGTCTTTACCGATGCCGCGCTATTGCCTGCTGAAAGATCATTGGGACCAAACTCGATAATGGTGAGCACCGGCGCAAGATATTCAAGCGTGACCAAAGGATCGGTGATAAAGCCTATATTGGTCATCCATTGCGCGAGCACAGCCCCGCTAACGCCGGTATTGAATATCTGCACGCTCGATACCGCCGAGTTATAGGCATCGATCCCCACCTCTGCCGCGTTATTGCCTGCCCCATTAGCGGTCCAATTAAGCGATACCATATTGGTGGCGCTTGTTGAGGAAGCGGTAGCTACCGCTGTATATAGCTGATCGGTGCCGGTTGTGCCATTGATTGCTACAGCGGTGCCGCCTGTTGCGGTAGCGGTGAAGCTGCCAAACATTCCTAAGCCAACGAAATTCCAAGATGGGTAGTAAATTTCAAAAGTGTTAATCGGATTATGATTGGGCGAGCCTGCATTCGGAGCATACACCAAAGGCGCTCCAGCCGCGCTGGCCCCTGCTGTCTCCCCACCTAACGTTGGTAAAGAGCTATATTGGATCCAGCTTCCTGCTGTAAAACGGGCATCGGTTGTGAGCCTGCTAAAAGAAACGCCGGTACCAGAGTAAAGCGGGCCGGTGCCGAGCACGCCGTTATTATTGGCTTGGATCCCATTCTGCTGAAGGCATGCCGCCAGATAATAGGTGATGTTGATTATATTGGTGCCGCCAACCCCTGACCCACCCGCTATGGTGCTATCGCTGCCAATGATTACGCGGGGATGGATCACGCTTGCGCCGTTGCGCATCTTGGCAATGGCTGCCCTCCAATGCGGTAGCAAAATTGCGGAAGAGGCTTCCCCTCCTGATCGTTGATAGAAAGGCAAATAGCCATTGCCATCAAGCTGGGCCACGCCTCCCGGCTGACCAAGCGCGCTCTTGGGGATCGACGGGGGAGGCACCGCTTGGGCATGCGCAGCCAAGGGGGCAAGGAGGAACAAAAAGATGAATAAAAATTTCATGGCTCGATTAGCCCTCAACGAAGGATAGGGGGGTGCTGGCAACGGGAGAGATCGCATAGATCGGGCCAGCAGCGCCGGGGCCGACAAATTGATAGCCTCCGCCACCAGGGGCAAGCGGAATGCCGCCTCCTTCTGCCACGTTTGAAGGACCAATATCAACGGTCTCAATGCCGGTCGAGCGGTTATAAATGATCAAGAGCTTGCGGGTGGCGCTATAGGGTACAACGCTAATTGCGGTCCCTGCTGTTGCGCTGCATGGCACCGCCGCTGAATTAATAAGCGCGGTAGCAACTGGCGCAATGCCTCCCGATATGGATACAGGCAATGGGTTGCCTGTATCCACCGTCGATCCTTCAACCTCGATGCAAGATTGCAGCGCAACGCTGGCAACCGTTGAGCCTGATACGGTATCCTGCCACGCCCTAAATGTTTGGGGAGAGCCGGTGCCATCAAGCAAAGTAACCGTTATGGATGCCATTTATATTTTCCTTACAGGAGAGCGATATAGCCAGAATTGGAAGCCTTGTTGAATTTAAGTGCTGGCTTAGAAGAGGGAGGGGTAGGCGGCGAGGTTGCAGGAGGCATCACAAAAATAGGCGGGATGCCGAATTGATATTCAGCCGATACCTGCTGTACCAGCATCCAAATAGTGCGGCTGATGGTTCTGCCGCCATTGGTGGTTATTAAAAATAAGATTGGATAATCCTGGCAATTCACCCCACCCGATACCTCAATCGTTAGCAGGCTCTCGCTGCTCTGCTCTTGCGCTTGGGTAATTACAAAAGCTTGTAATGATTGGGATAAGCATTGCGCCGACCAAGCATCAACCGTATCATCGATCTCAGCAAGGTATGCTGTAATATCGAGCGTAAAATCGAGCGTGTCATAGGGATCTTTTGTCGGGAAGCGTAATGTGGTGCCAGGAGGGAGCGCGAGAGGCAAAGTAACCGTGCGAGATAAGGATGGAGGAGGCGGCTTGGTTGATCCTGACATCTATTGATCCTAATTATTTTACTGCATAAATATCAAAGGTTGTCCCGCTGGCGCGGAAGCTGTAGCAGTTAAGCTACCTGAAATTGGCGTCAATAAAGTGGAACCGCTGCCTGCTAAATATAGGTACTGAATGAATATATTACCGCTTGCATTATAACCTAACACATTCACGGCGCTAACAATGCAGCGAACCGTTATAGCAGCAGAACAAATAACGGAAAGCCAGTAAATGGTATTTGGTTGCAAAGTAAAAGCAGAGCTTAATGATCCAAATATATAACCGGTTGCCGCGCCGGAAAGGCTAGAAGAAGATGCCAACAAAGAACCGCTCGGCTGATTGCCCCCGCTCCCTCCGTTGTCTCCATAAATCCCGACGCTAAAAGTTGAAGATGCAATGGCGGCAGTTACGTTTAAGCCTAGCTGGTTTATGGTGGTAGGTTGCGAAACTACAATAGGAATAAACATTTGTCGGTTAGCGGTAACTGCTATTGATGTAGCGGAGGGACCTATAGAATTCAAAACCCTATAGTTACCAGATATAGGCGTAAGATTTGGTATGCCAGGGCCAAGGCTGGTTGTTAATCCAGTCCCGCCTTGCGCAACAGATAGCGGCGTTGTTAACCCTAATATCTGCGCAGCAGTAACGGTTGCAAACCGAGCGGATGGATAGGTTTGCGCCTGAGCGCTGCCGATCATTAGCGCGATCAACACTAAGAAAACTAAAAGCTTTTTCATGCGAGTGCTTTCAGGTTAGCTCTTGGATAAGATGCCACCGTTGTTCCAAAATTGGCCCGATGTGCCGGGGAGAGTTGTTGGCAAGCCGCTAAACCATGAAGCATAAAGAGCGCCTAATGCTGTTGTGGTATTAGGTAACGCTGCATTGGCAGTGGTCGAGGCGGAATTAGCGGTTGAGAGCGCTGCGGAGGCATTGGTGTTAGCTGTGCTCGCATTGCTATTAGCGGTACCGACGCTTGTGGTCAGAGTGCCCTCTGCTGCGGTAGCTCGGTTGGTCTCAACCAATATGCCTGCTGTCACAAAAGCATCGGAGGCAGCGGTACCTGTATTATCCCCGGCGCTTGCTGTTGGCACCGTTGGGGATGTAGTAAATGTTGGGCCCCCGCTGATTGTGGTTACCGTGATCGTTTGAAAGCTCGGAGAAGGCAAGCTGCTTGCCAGAGCGATCTGGGAAGCCATGATTAGCGCCGCTGCTACCGGCAAATATGATAATTTCATTGGATACCCCTTAAGGCTGTGATATGCTAAGCACGCCGCCGTTGTTCCATAGCTGCCCAGGCTCGCTCGGCTCGCTCGTTGGTGCCTCAACCAATACCGCTAAGATCGCCGCCGCTAAGCCGCTCCCCTGCACTGCTTGCGCAAGTAAGCTTACCAGCACCTTCATCGTTGCCCCATCAATGCTCATTGCAACATAATCGGTGGCAGCCGGTACTTGATCGCTTGCAGGCAACGCATTAACATCAATCTGGCCATCGGCTGGTAGAACCGTGATTGGTTTTGGAACGCTATATTCAGCTGTCTGCGTTTGCACCAATAGCCAGATTGTGCGATCTAGCAGCAAGCCGCTGCTGGTAAGCACGTAAAAAATAATTGGATAATTGACGTTCTCGGTGCCGCCTCCAATCATGGCGGTAATCACCTCAACCCCTGATTGGCTATCATAGGATATCGTGAGAGGCGTTATCGAGGCGCTAGGGGTTGAAACGGTAAAGCTCTCAACGGTATCATCGATCTCGGCAAGCCAATTAGTTATATCAAGCGAGAAATCTAGCTCATCGCCTGGATCCTTTGGCGGAAACCTAATTGTGGTGCGAGGGGGGATTATAAGCGGTAAGGCAATGGTGCGCGAGAGCGCGGGGTTAAGGGTCATTTCAATCTACCTGCACGATGGGCTCGGGCCAGCATCGGCAGTTATAGATCCGCCCTGCATGGTAGCGCTTGCCGGGCTCAACCTCCGGCGGGTTAGCCCATTGGCAAACCCTGCCTTCCATGTGCAGATGGCTGTCTCGCTCTCTGCGATCTTTAACGCCTCGCCAGATATAGCTTGTCGAGCCAACCGCCACGGATCGAGCTTCTGTGAGTTCAGATGCGGTCCTTGCAATTTCTGTACGAGCAATAAGAGTAGCTCTGGCTTTTGTAACATCGCCGGTCTCCATTATGCGCTTGGCAAGCTCATCATGCCTGCCGCTAACGGCTAGGTTCTCGATCGTTAGCTCATGCACGCGCTTTGCCGCCTCTAGCGGTAAGCTTGTAATCAGATCGACCTGCCGAGCTAAGGCCGCTCGCAAAACCCGACCCGTCGCCTCTTTAGCGATCTCTTGCCGGAGGGAAAGACCCATTTGCCTCGAATAGCCCTCCCAGGCAGCCGTGTCACGGCGTCCTACCTCTTTTAGGACCAAAGCTGCCGTCGCTGCTGCCCACGGCCGTAACATCTCTGCATAGCGGAAGAGCATCATGTTGAGATTGCCCATCGCAGTTGGATCCTTGAGCACATCAAAGCTATCGATCAGATGACCGATGTGCTGGGCGATCTTGCGAAGCTTAACCGCGTACTGGCTAGATGCGCGGCGCACGCGCTCGAAAGCTAGTTTCTCGCTCGGCTTGTCTTTTATGCGTAATGCCATATTTTACAATCTTTATGCTTGCAAGCATCGGTGGTATATCATAAGCTAAAGCATCAACCATGAGGTGCCCCATGAAGCCGCTATTTGATCCTAACCATCCAATCGCCATCGCTGTAGCCCCTTTGCGCGCTGCTGCCATCAAAAGCGCCGAGGATTGGATCCGCGAGCGCATCAAAACCTCCACCGCCTTGCTGATCGCGCGTGATTGGGACCTCAATAAAGCCGCCCCACGGTCTGATTCTATGAAAACCAGCCGCCTTCAATATGAAAGCGCTATGGGGTTGCGCAATTGGCTACAAAGCCTCACCCTCTCTAATGAAGAGCGCAACGGGCCTTATTATAGCCGTAACCGCAATTCGCCTGAATACCGGCAGATGGCTTACCCTAATCATGCTGAGATAATCGAGCAGGCAAAAGAGCAGGCAGCCGCTCAATATGATGCCTTTGTCTGCAAGCTGATCAAAAAGATCGGGCCGGTCAATAGAGCGCTCCTTCAAGAGCAAGGCGTTTGGCAATACTCAATCTTGAGCGTGCGCAAGCTCGATGGCCCCCGCGTGCGCTGGGAGCATTGGAAAACGCAGCAGATCGAGAATGTCTCAGTGCTCGGCAATTATTTCCCGCAATGGCCAACGCGCCTAATGAAAAGCTAAAAAATCCCCCGCCTAGCAGCTTACCATTGAAGGGATGCTAGGCGGGGCAAGTTCAGGGAGGAAATGCTTGATGCCGGTCGCAGCCGTTTGTCCCCGCTGGCATCACTTGCGGGGCGGGATCGCCTTGAGCCCATATCATGCAGCAAATACCGAGAAATAACATCCCTGCTAATATGAAGCCGTTTAGCTTAAAATTCTCTGATCTCTTCCGGCGATATATCACCACGGCACATCTTGCTGAATAGCTCTCTCACTCTCGGCTCCCAATCGGGATCCTTTGCCACAATATATTTCATACCCCGCCATCGCAGAAAAGCTTGCTGCTCGCAGATTGCGATCTTGCGCAGCGTCTCGGCAGTCTCCGGGAGATAGGCAAGCACAAGCCCTTCTCTGATCTCCAGCGGCTCTGGTTCCGGCGGTCGGATCCCTCTTAATCTCGAAGATGGAATTGCTATACTCATGCTGCGCCCGATATAAGATTGCCTCGCCTCTATACACATTTACCTTATGGGTGACCTGCTCAACATGCCAAGGATTGCAGCATGCTCTTGTGCGGCAGAGATGATCGAGCACCAAGCCTTTGATCAGGGGGCCAACCATTTCGCAATAAAGGATCCGATGGCATGGGATCTCTTTCTTGACCGGGTTATACCAAGCTCTGCCATAGCCATTGCGGTTAAGCCTACCCTGAAATATCCAGCAAGGGCCGCGCCCTTCTAAAATGCTTTGCTCAACAAAGATCACCTTGCGCAATATGCGCTCGACAACCTTGCTGATCGGCAGATGCTCGTCCATGATCATCTGCTATACGATTAGTTTGGCAATCGTATGATAGGAAAGTAAGTCAATCTACCCTCGCTCGCAAGCTGATCTCTCCAATGCTGCTCAATCTCCTCGGCCTCATTATACATAACCGCATATTGTTTACCTAAGCCGTCGGGGCGTTTAGCTTTTAGTAATCTGCGCGGGCGCGGCTCATGGGGTCTCCTATGCGGCTCAAGCATTGGCATTGACGCCCTCCAGCTTATCAGGCTTTTGCGGGTTCTCTGCGTTTTGCTGCTGCGTGGCCCCAAGGCTGAGATCATTAACCTCTGGCGGCTCTGGTGGCTCCCCCTCTGCCGCTTCTACATCTTCATCTGTGATATTGCTGAAGATGCCGGTTAACCTGCTCGATGCCTGCAACTCTTTGAGGGCTGTCTTTTGGTTGATCAAGCCAGCATCGAAGGCAGCCTGCACCGTTGTCTCAACCTTTGTTGCATAATCTGATTTTTCAGGCGCACTCATCTGCCAGAGCGGGTTAAATGTATAGCTGAAATTATTGTCGAGCGGTCTGCCAAATAGCGAGTAGTTGGCGCAATTGAGCACCTTTGTTAACGGCAAGCGCACCCTGCTCTCTTGGTCGCTGCTGCACATATCATAGTAATTGCGCGTATCAGCGTCGCCGGTCGCATTGAGGCCAGCGGGCGCTTGGCCAAACAAGCGCGTGAGCGGGATCGCGGCACCCCCTGATAGCTGCTGACTAAATTGGATCAGCATATCGCTTAACCCTGTAAAGGCATAGCTGTGCGTTTCAAATTTGTCTTTGGCATCGATAACCGTTAAGCCCTCGGTATTCTGCAGCATGCGGATGACGCTCACCTGCTGCAGAAATGCCTGATACATCTGGCCACCAGCCGCGATAAGCTCCCTCAAGCCCTCAACAGAATAGGTGCGCAGATGCGCCTTATAAACAAGCTGGCTTGCGCCGGTTGTAGCGCTATCGAAGGCCACGATACGATCGTAGATCGGCTCGATGATCGAGCAGCCCCATTGGTTCTCTTGCATCGCTTGCCAATAGGGCAACTCAACGCCTTCAAAGCGGATGAAGCGCGAATAATGAAAGCGCATACGAGGAATGGCTAAACCATCGGCCTGCACCTCATAATACATCGGTTTTCCGAAATCAGGACCGGGTTCGGTAACAAGCTCATTGAGATGAGGCCAGACCATCCAGCGATCTAGCACGACCAACCCTTGGAACTGCCCCTTACCGATTGTCTCTAGACGGAGAGGAGTATCAGGGCGCTGCCCCTTGATCATAATATAGCAGCCAGCGCCTCCATAAAGCCTAGCCCACTTTAGCGCCTGATTGAGCTTCTGCCATACTCCGATCTCGCTGAGATAAGTATCTCTGGTAGCCACATCCTCCGGCTTCTCATCCGAGGTCGAGGTGATGCCTGCTCGCGTCATATCATCTGGGATACAATCTACAAGGCGCTTGACAATCCAAGATCCTCGATACATCCATTCAAGCAAGGTATGGTTGCGGCTAACAGGATTGAAGCCATAATAGCTCGCCGAGCTTTGGTTGTTAGTGCCTAAGCCGAGCGATGCCGCAAAATTCTGAAAGCTATCATTGGTGCCGTCTTTTGTCACCCATGCTTTGGGCGTATCAAGGCTTGGCTGCGAGCCTGCCTTAACGCGGATCCTAGGCTTCTCTGTGCTCGCTAAAGCTTGCGGTGATATTATGCGGCGAGGAGCCATCTTATTACCCTAATCTTTTATGGTGGTATTGCTTGCAATAGCTTTACAAAGGCATTAGGCTCGTATATATTAGATATCAACCAAGAGAGGCTTAATATCATGGCAGCGCGCAAATCAGTCGATCAATCCAAGCTCCGGTGGCGCATCGAGCCGCTTACCTTGAGCGATAATGGGCAGGTAATCGATCATCTAAAATTCTTAAATGAAGTGCTCGATCACGGTAACCCAAATAATGAAACCTTTATCACCCTCAAGCGGCATAATGGCTTGATCATCTCAGGCTATGTGATCCTGCGCGGCAAAGCGGAAGATAATGAGCGCGCCGCTGTCTTCTATTGGCAGCCTTTGCTTAAGATCACGCAGCAGAAGGCTTTGAATTATGCCTTCAATCATCTCAAGCGCCTCAACCAGGATGCTGATTAGGAAGCGAGGGATGCCTTATGATCCGCGAGCCGCCGATTAAGGTTGTCAATGGCTGGTGGCTCAAGCGAGCTCCTGCCGACCATCGCGTCTATTATGAGCTTACCGCTCGATCAGATGAGCAGGGTCACCAGATTGCCTACCATCGCTTCGATAGCCATCGCGAGGCGATGCGGTATGCTGAAGAAAACCTCGCACCAACGGAGTAATTGAATATGGCTAAGCTCGCCAAGCAACCCAGCCCTCTTTATCGGGTAACTGTGCATCTCAAAAAGCCGATTGTGCGCTCTGGGCTCTCTGCCTATGCAGCAAAGCGGTATATCGAGATGATGCAGGAAAAGCATCCAAAGAGCCGCATCACCAAGCAGGAGCAGGCATTATGAAGCGTAAAGCTTTGCCGGGGCAAGCTACCTACCAGATCATCGAGGGCAAGAGCTTTGATCTTAGCTCGATGCATGGGGGCGATCATCGCATCTTCATGGTTACCGTGCTTGCCAAGAGCGGCAATATAGTTAAAGATCGCATGACCCAGCAAGAGGCCAAGAATTTTATGGATCTCATGGAGGCCAAGCATCCTAAAGCCTGTATGATTAAAGCGGTAATGGAGGAGTTCAAATGACCCAGACCTACAAATTTCTAGCATGCGGCAACGATGCAGTCGGCGCTCTGCAATTCTTTGGCAAGGGCCAGATGCGAGAAGCTGAGCAATGGTGTGCCGATGCAAGCAAGATGTTTGGTGCCAGCTTTGGCGTTAAGCGCATCGAGCTTGATGAGGCGCAGGTCTTGGCAATGATCAATAGCAACATCCTGCTGCAGAAGATGATGCAAGCAAAGTCGGGTAAGTAATGCCTTTCCTGCTACTCGATCTGATCGATGGGGCTATTGTCTTTGTGCTCGGCTTGGCGCTAATCTGGCATATCACAAAACCTGAGGAGTATTGAGCGATGCCTGGAACCAGCCGCCGCCTATATTGCGAAGATTGCAAGACCGAGCGTATGTGCCATCGCTGGTATGCAAGCTTCTGGCTCGATGTGCTGCTGATCGGCTGCACGCTCGGCCTATGGCTGCCGGTCGGCATCTATCATCTGCTTTACCCATCTCCATTCCGGTGCAACCTATGCGGCTGGACCGTTGGGAGGCGCGTTGCCTATCAGCGCTCCTCGTTGCTTAATCCCAAGCTATTTTTAGCGCTGGCCATCATCGCGATGGTTGCGATCTGCCGTTAAAAATAGCTTGCGTTGTAAACTATTTCCACATATATCTTAGAGGCCATCAACCTTTTAGGAGCCTGCCATGACCAATACAATCGCCGACCAAGCCAATGATTCAATCTTTGCCGCTCAGACCCAATTCAAAGCTGATCTGGCTGAGAAAATCGATGCGCTTATCAGGAAAAGCCTTAAAGGCAGCTATCTCCTCCAAGGCGCTCTGGATCCAGAGCGCACCAAAGGAGCGATTGCCCATGAAATAGCAGATTCAGTATTCGCAATCCTAAGCGCATATGAGGATCATAGCTAACAGCCTCGCCTGCCCGCTTTAAAGCCGCTTGGCTGCTGCTGAGCGGCTTTTATCTTGTCTGCCTCTCAGGGAGCGCGTTAGCAAGCTAAGCGCCCCCGATCCCTGCCCAGGGCATACTCGGGGGCCACGTATGCACCACTTAGGCGCGCAAAGCCTAACCCTGGGCCGGAACTTTACAACGCTTGCATTAAGCTGCTTTGTATATTATGATCTGCAAGCTAACCCACAATAGGAGCGCTTTATGTTTAGATCACAACTTGCCTTTGCTATCCTGCATCTGCCGATCAAGCAGGCAGCTTACTCTGATGGAGTTTATCCAACTCGCACATTCCCTATCGATGGCCCAATCCTCCAAGCTTTGGCGCAAGCTGCTTTGGAGGGCTTTGAAAGCCGGAAGGCTGCTGCTCAGTTGCGGCCCGCTATGATCAAGCCTGCCGTATTCAGCGATGCCGATCTGCGGGCGATGGAGGTAGCTAAGCTTGTGCTAGAGCAATAGCTTAGCTATATTATCCAATCAAAGCGCCTTGGTTATGCCTTGGCGCTTTTTTGCGAAATCGGTATAGCATCATGCGCAACCTATATAAAGCGTCGGCAGCCAGCGCCAAGAGCGCGAAAGCAATCAGCCATTGCAGGCTTGTTATCAAGCCGAGCGGCGCAATGCACCATACCGCATTAAAAGCCACAAAACCCGCAATCAAAAAGAGTTGCCGGTCTTGCCAGAGCGCGAGGGTTGCTCGCTCAATAGCCCGGAAGGCTTGATCATCTGTCCAATGCTTATTCATTGCATCTGCTCCTATTTTACTCTTGGTGGGTTTCTTTTACAATAATGCCAAAGCCGCTCATAAAGCGGGTGCTCACAGAGCGCGAGATTAGCCATGTCGGTATGCTTCATGATGATAACCGAGAGGCTAATCTGAGTAGCCTCGATCTTGCCTGGATATTTTTTGGTATCGAACTCGATCTCGAAGGTATCGGTCTCCTCATTCATCTTATAAAGACTCCATTGCCTTGCATCCTACCCGCAAGCTTGGCCCATACGCCCATGCCGCCCCGGCTCTGGATCAAGCCGTCGAGCGCATATCTGGCAGCGTCCCAACCATGGTTATGCTTATCGACCGGCACCGGCAAGATATCGCCTGTGAGCTTATCTACTTTCCATTGGTAAAGCCGCGCCTCTTGCGCCATGCGCGGGCAGCGCTCATGGATCATAATCTTTTTAAAGCCCTTAAGATGCGTGATACCATCTGCAACAGATCCCTGCCATTTTGTAGCAGGCTCGATATTCAGGCCGTTAAAATTTCCGTTACCGCGGCGCATATAGCTGATGGTCTCTGGCCTAGCGTTATCGGCTTTGACCGGCCAGTTAGCGATCTCTGGCAAGCCAGGAAAGACCATGCCGTTCTTCTCTGCTCTGCCGCCTTGCAGCAATGCATGAAGATCATCAAGCTCGACGTGAACGCCGTAAGCCTCATAATCTATGTAAAGAACCTCATCGCGTATCCAGCAGCGTAAGCCAAAAGTTGGATCGTCAGCATAGCCCCAATCCACGCCAAAATAGAAGCGATCAACATTGGCAGGAGTTTCAAAGCATTTAACCTCATAATTGCCTCGGAAGATTGTGGCTTCCGAGAGGAGCAGGAATGCCCCTCCGTAGATATGCTCATATGCCTCGGGATCCTTGGCAAGCAGGATCTGCCGATCTTTCTCCATATCTGGCGGCAGCCATTTATTATCATCCCAATTCATCTGGACAACAATGGCGCGAGGATCGATCTCTGGGCCTTGGAAGAGCATGCTTGTGGGATCGGTAGCAAGGTAGGGGTTATAGCTCACCCATATCTCAGCGCCATCCATGCCGCGAATTGTCGGGATCAGAATAGACCAGCTATGCGCAGATACAACCTGAGCCTCTTCAACCCAGCATATGGTTATCCCCTCAGTCGAGCGGATGCCGTTATCATTTTGCCAGAAACCTTTGAAGATAAACTCTGCGCCGGTATGCTTGTGAGTAATCTTGGTCTTCTCGATATCAAAGAAATCGGTCAGCCCCATAAGATGGATCTGATTTACAATTACTCGATAAGCGCTATCTGCTGTACTATTCTGGTATTCC